TTATTGATTAATCCATGTGCCTGTTACGTTGACATTGCTAATGTCGATAGAACTTCCATAAGTATGCAATGCGGCTCGAATGCTGTATTTCTTAGAACCTTCCGAAACAAAAGCAAAGCGGCATGTCATAAGCACTTTTTTTTCTCCTGCATCCCCATAGATACTGGCTTTGTAAAGTTCCTTTTCAATAACGGATTTTTTACCAGATTCGTCATATATCTGGAGATGGAAGGTTCCACCAAAGTTTTGCTGAGTGTAGTCGATAACAAACTGAACCGTTAAATCAACAATCCCGTTTTTAACCTTGATAAGGTCACTAGATGTAATTTCAACCCAGGATGCACCTGAATCAACAGTCACATGATCACCTTCAGAATTATGAACAGTGAAGTCATGTGCCGATGGCGTGTAGATAGGTTCCTTCTGGATTTCGTACCAGCGCCATACATAAGAAGCTCCGTAACTATACCAGGTCAGTAGAGCCGAGTTTCCTTCCTTGATGCTGACTTCTTTTCTGAGATTAGAAGTCAAGGGCAAGGATAGCGTTACCGGATAATCAGCCCCGCGAGGAACAAAGAAAATCACCTTGGCGGTAGATACATTATTGACATTGATTGTTACCGACTGTAAGGATGTCGGGCTACCTTCGTGTTCGATAATGACTACGCTGCTTTTCGCTTTCGAAAGATCCACAGAGCCGTTAGATGTTTTGAAAGTCTCTACTTTTTGGCTATAATCACCAGGCAACGGCAGATAGCCAACCTCGTCTTCCTTCTTGTCAAAGGAGAGTTTCATAAGTTCGTTAATGACTTCTGGCGGGAGCGATTCACCAGATTTCCATGTTCTTTTTTCCATTTTTTTACTCCAGGATAAAGATTTTACCATTTTCAAGTTCAAAGACGCGGCCATCTTCAAGCATCAATGCGGAGGCGTTTTCGGCGCTGTTTTCAAGCACAAAAACCCGTCCATTTTCAAGTTCAAGCAGACTTCCGTCTTCAAGTTCGAAGGCAGCAAGCTTTGTCACTTCCCAACGAATTGTGGTGAAAGGAATCTTGTTATCTTCAAAGGCGTTCACAAGAGGTAGTATTTCGTTAAGCATCTGCCCACAAACAACCGTCCAGGTGTACTGTTCGTCGGGGTCGAACATTGGTTCCCCTAAATGGGAAACGCCTACCCTGAATAGCCTTTTCGGCGGTATGATGGTCACATTGTAGCCCATAAGGAGCGCCAAGGCCTTATAATGCTTTTCGGCAATTCCTGAATCCAGGTTATACTTGGCAAGCAAGGCTTGCCGCCTATCCTCGATGGTGCCGGTACCGTCAAGTTCATACAGCTTTTCCCACATCGCCAGGGTGCGAACTGCTGAAGACGGCGAAATTTCGTTATAGGCTTCGTCTGCATACGCCAAGGCTCTATCAAGTTCCAGGGCAACGGCATATTCCTCCGCATCCATTTGGAGCGGGTACAGCTGCTTTAGAGCCTTGAAATGGGGGCTTTTGTTTGGGTCAATCATTCTACAACCATTTCGCCAAGGGTAAATACTTCGGTTTCCTTGCAGGTCACGATGTCGGTAAGTTCTTCTTCAGCGCTGCCGTTGAAACTTCCATAGACACGGGCAAAAGTCGCGCCGTTTTGAATGGCAAGCACAACGATTTGCGCTGGGATGAGGGTTTTGCCCGGAGAGAGTTCGGCAAAATACTTCTTGACGGATTGGGTAAATGTTTCAACATCCAGGGTTGGAAACCCAGACACTTTAATCCTCAAATCAACCGTGATTTCTTCCGGGACATTGACATAGATTTCCCGGGGAGCTACAGGCCCCTCTTCCTCGCATTTAGCGCGGATTGCCTCGCAACAACGCATAGACAAGTTGAGCGGAGTTACAAGGATCATTGCGGTTCCCACGCCGTTGTGATTCTTGAGGCATTTGGCTGTTGCGGCAGCCTCTACATCGTCGCTTTCTCCATAAATTTCAAGGCCGGTACACTTGATGTGGTTAAGGGCTTCCTGTTGCCAATCCTCAAGACCATCGATATACTGGAGTTCAATTTTCAGCTTGGAAACCTCAAGTTTCGAGAAATTAAGCTGGCACCATCCATGCGCAACATCCACTTCGCCAATCTTGATGAAAGCGTCTTCGCCATCGTCTCCATAGACATTCAGAACGGCTTTTCTGGAGGTGCTGAAGCCAAGACCTACACCAATAAGGGGTGTAGGGTCGCCCAAATCCACAACGATGTACTTTTCAACATCGGACGTTCTCAGTTCAAAGCCTACGGTATCGACATGGGGATTCAGCAGCTCGGAAGCATTCAGCTCATAAACATTGCCGCTGATCATGGATTCCTGAAGTTCCACGGTCTTGCCGACACTGGTGGCTTCGAGTGCCCATCGTTCAAAGTCAAAAGGTTTTCCGCCGCTTGCTGGCTTACGGATATAGGACAGGATGAACATCAAAAGTTCGCTTGGCGTAAGCCCTTCGACATTTTGACCGCGATCTGCAGCGAATCTCTTGAGGCTTTCCACGCTCATGGACGTGGGGAAAATCTGATTGAGGGTCCAATCGGTCTGCTTGTAGAGTCCCCAGATTGCAGATGCCGCGCACGCAAAACGGATGTAGGTATCGGTTCCCTGCGTAATGTTGATCGTAGGGTTAAAGTTCTTGGCATCGACAATCATCCTCTGAAGGATTTCATCAACTGTTACGGACATTGCCAACCTCCACAAATCGGCTAAAAGTGATGGTCTTGCCGGTATATGCAACGCATTCTACGTTTATCAGCAGCCTATCGGCGCTATCGTAGTTCGCGAATGCTTCTACAGACTTAAGGTGCTTGATATCGAGAAGCCACTGAAGGGCTTCTTCTGCGTATTTGACAGCCCTTATTCTGGTATTTTCGGAATCGACAGCCTTTAAAAGTTCCTTGAATCTATGACCAAACTCCGGCTTCTTGAAGAAAGAACCTTTTGCAACCGTAAGAGAAAGCTCGACTTCTTGCTTGATGTCTTCAAATGTCATGAAAGGGACTCCGGGAAAACGCCAGGGCTTGGCGGTGTCGTGGGCATGGTTTCTGTAATGGTTACCGTGGCGGTTTTTAGCACGTTTTCAATGGCCTTAAAAAGCGTTTTATAGGGCTTTTCAACGGTCTTGTCAGTGATGCAACTTTTAATAGCAGCAGCTACGGCAACGGTCATCAAGGAGAATGTCGGGGCCACAGAGACCACAACTGTTCCACCGTGGGACGGCACTCCTGGTTTCGGGACTCCATCCCAGAAGGCGCAAATTTTAGCTGCCATGTTGGTTATGGTTGCCTCGGTATTATCCGTGGTAAAGGCGCTTTCAAGCAGGGAAACATCACCACCGGCAGTAAGAACAGCACCAGCAATAGTCCCGCCCTTGGCATACTTGTTGTAGGCCTTGGCAAGGTCAGGAGCCACATTCTTTTTGCCGTCAGCACCCTTTACGATGCGTTCAAAATCGTCACTTAAAGTATCAAGGTCTAGCATTACATATCCTGAGCATCGGTTATGGGTGTTGGCGCACCAAGGTTGCCCACATGGGTGTGCTTGTTGTAGTTCTTACGCAAACGGTCCAGGGTTCCAGACTTATCCTGGACATCACCTGTTACGCGAAGGTCGCCATCGATGTCAACGCCGCCACTGGCCTTGATCGCTATGGTTCCATCATCTTTAAGGATGATGTAATGTTCCTTAACCCTGTAAAGGGCTGTTTCGCCTTCGTTTACGGAAGGCCTATCGGCACCATCGGATGCAACGGCAATAACCACATTGCCAAATTGAAGCAACAGCACGCGGTCACCTTTGCGAGGAATGCTGATAAAACCGAATTGCTGCATCAGCTGACGGTCTTCAAATTCAATGTCATTGGCTTTTGCCGTGAGGTTTCGGAGTTTCCCGGCAACATCCTTGCAACTTTCAACAATGCTTGTAAAGAATTTCATCATATAACACCTCCGGGCTGGAGCGTAAGGCGGGTCCTTTTTCCTTCCTGGCGTGAAAGGGTGAATGTCCTGGACACGATCAGGTAATTGTCGTTTGCCCCATTGAAATCATCCTGCACATCGCAGAACTGATTGATGGTCCAATTGTTGCCTTTCTGGGAGTGCCCTGCCACGGTGTATTCCAGCTGGATAGCCTGGGCCTTTTCGGTCGCGAGCTGCAGTTCCGCAGTCTTTTGGGCGGGACCCTCGTTCTCGTTCCAGTTGGCGACAAGAGGCATCTTGAAGGGATAATCACTGTTTTTTACGGTACATTTCGTGTACTTGATATCGTTATCGGACTGTGATTCACCGACAATCCTTATTTCGGAATGTCCACTTTCAATAGACTTTGTTACAGAACCCTCGATATAGTCCATTTCGGACACATCCTCAAAGGCGTGGATATGGAAATTGGCGGAACCACGGGCCAAAGGCTTGTCAAAAACGAACTGGCCCTCCGGGGAAACCCAGAACAAGTAGCCCTGGGAATTGGCCGCTTTCTTGATTACATCGAATACAGAATCTCCCGGAGAGACCTCGATAAATTGCCGCTTAATCCTATCCTTGGAAGCCCCGGAATTATACACGAAATCCTTCTTGCTGATAAACGGAATATCCCGGACAAGTTTTTCTGCCAAACCAGGCAAAGTCTTTGGCAATGCCCCAAATTTGGTAACGCTTGTGTTGGACAAAAGCCAGGCCGTAGACTTACCCTCGACACTGAATCGGGGGCCTCCCTGCTTGGAAAGAGTTCTCCTGGTAGTAAGGACAATTCCAGTAAGCACAACAACACGATTCACGTAGATTTCGCAGAGATCGCCCTCGTTAATGTCATATTGACTGTCACATTCAAAGGAAAATGAACCTTCCGGGGAGAACAGGTCAGCTTCAATGCTATAGCTGATGAACTTGTCAACCCTGGCATTCTTGACGGTGAGAAGCACTTCATCACGATTCATAAACAAGTACCTCCCCAATCATGAATGTTGGATTCTTGACATTGTTTAAGGCGCACAGTCTTTCTGCAGCCTGGTAAGATAGCCCGTTATCAACGGCGATCTTGTGGAGCGGGGTTTCGTGAGTCACCTCAATTTTCTTTGTTGTCATGTACTCCATCTTGATGCGGAGTACAGCTTCGGATAATGTTGCAACCTGTTTCTTGAGGCGGTCGGGGCTAGAAGACACCGGAAGCACCTTCTGAACGAACTCGCGGGCCATGGCAAGGGAGTCTTCCATGTCCTGCGGGGACACAAGAACAGGGGCGCTAGGCTTGGTAAGGCTGCGACCTTCCACATCATCGACAACGACATTTTCACGGGCCATGCTTTCGCCAAGGCGCTTTTCATCCTCAGAAATGAGTCTTCCCGCCTCTGTAGATATTGTAGCAGCAGCGAGCGTGGCAAAGCACCCATAAACGGTTGCAGGCATGCCGGCTACATTGCCAAGCATTTCGGTAGCGCTGGTAACCAAGGTACTTATAGAAGCCTTTGAACTGGTATGATCATCAATTCGCCTTGCAAGACCAGTGAAAGAATCCAAGCATTCCTGGAAAGCTCTTGTAAGCGTTCCGGAAAGCGTATCAAGGTAATCAATAGTGGCGCTAATGGCATCAAGAGGGGCCTTGACGCTTTCGATAACGCCAAGAACCTGCCCAAGGCCCTGATTGACTGCGGATGCAAAAGCCCTGGCGGCATCGCCAAGCTCGCCCCACTTGTCAGTAAGCTCCCAGTCTTCGCCTTCCACGTCGGGAACTCCAGCCTGCTGCATGGATTCCGCAATAGCGGCCATGGCTTCTTCATTGCAGGCGGTAGCTTCTTCAAGGTTAGATTCGTAAGGGTCCGTGTAGCTTTGGGTTTCCGGCTGGATTCCCGCTACAACGAACTCAAAAGTGAACTCCGCAAACTTTCTACGGCGATCTTCGCTAAAAGATGCGTTTCGTGGATATCCTTCAACAACGCCGTGTTCAGGGTGCACGAGTTCAATAGGGCTTGGAAAATAGGACAAAAACCAGTTTCTTATCTGGACAAAATTGTCCTCGTAGTCCTTATTCTTGATGACACAGGAAAACTTGAACGTCTCAGGATCAACGCCCATATCCTCGATATCGGCACCGTTTTTATACGGGTATGTAGTCTCGGAAAGGGTATGACTAATGTCATCCCCTATAGATACGAGACTTAAAGTCCAAGGACCAAGTGTAGATTCAACGCCTTCTGCCATCATTTACCCAAACTTGGAGTGTTCTTCACCTTGACGGTAGGCGGCTTTACGCCCTTACCAGATGTTTCTACAACAGCCTTTTCACCACCGATGATGTTGATGTTGAAACTTTGGTTTTGCTGAGGAAGTTCGATTTTAGGCGCAAGCATTTCCATGTAAGTCTTGTTATCGACAACATTCTCCTTGCGTTCCTTGTTCTTTTTCACGGCTTCCTTCATCTTTTCGGATGCGGCATCCATTTCTTTCTGGAGCCTGTTCACCTTCGCTTCATTGACATAAAAAAGGCTGTTCAATTCATCTTGCATGGCATTGAAGGCGATATCCTTCTGTTTAGCCCAGTAGGCGGCTTCATAGCCATATTTATCTTCTATGGTCTTGTTGCCCTGAGCCTGGATTTCATCGCGCTTTGCCTTCATTTCTTTGTTGGTGTTGTACAACTCCACGCAAGCATCGCCAAACTCATAAATTTTCCCAACAGCCCAGCCTGTCGCAGCCGTCAATGCACCCATACCAAGGGCAGAACCACCTAGCTTGTTAAGCCCTGATCTTGCCCCGGAAAGGGCCCTGCCAAAGCGTCCCTGTTCCCGAGTGTTTGCCACTACCTGCTTTGTATTCGCGGCATTCCTTGCCGGAACGTCGTCATCGTCCATGTAGTAGTTGGGGTTACCCATGCCACCCTGGCCCATATTGACCACAAACACCTTCTGGACTGCAGCGGCACTTACTGCACCGCCTACGGCATCGGAGCCACCCTTTGCCCCCTTGCCAGTCCATAGACCCTTCATTTCTGCGCCAAAGGCTCTTACCTGGTTTACGAGGCCACCGAGCTTTACGGCACCCAAGGCAAGGGCTGCAACGGTCATGGCCTTGAATCCAGCCGTTACCAAGCCCTGATGATCAGATAGGTATTTAAGAACATCCGAAAGCTTATCTACAGGACCAACAAGATTCATGTCAGCGAATTGTTCTGCAATCGCCTTCATTTTTTCAATGGACTTGTTGAAACCATTTGAAATTTTTTCGTTTCGTTTATCAAGTTCAGCGGTGTTAGTCATACCAGCTAAACCGCTTTGAGTAATGTTATCTATGTTCTCCCAATTTTTCTTATACTCACCAATCAATGGTTGAAGAGCCTTGATAGATGAAGCACCGAAAAATTTCTGGAGTTTTTGGATATCTCCGCCAGTTTTCTGCATCAGTTGGCGCATAATGGCATCAAAATCGTTAAATTCATTATTCTTATCGAATACATGAACACCGATTTTATTCAGGTCTTTCGCCTTCGCTGAAAGTTCACTAAAAAGGGTTGATACAGATGTAGTCAGTTCAGCTTCGCTCTTGATCTGAGCGTTCATAACTTGCAAATAGGAACCAAAACGGGCAAATTGTTCCGGAGTCTTGACACCATGAGTGGATGTCGCTGCAAGCAAAGCTTTACCTTCTCCAGCAAATTTCTGGAGAGTAAAAGAACCCTGGTCACCCTGAATAATGAGGGCATTAAAAAACTTTTGCGTTTCATCGGCGGTAAGTCCCATTGTCACCCTTAAGGATGCCGCAACAGCCGCAAGATCTTCTACAGAAGCTCCGGAGGCATTTGCCGCCTTGGCCAAATTACCGCCCATTTTTTCAGAATAATCAAAGTCACCGGTAATTTCACCGATTTTAGAAACGCCCGCGAGAATGGTGTTTGCATCAACACCAGTCTGCACGGCCATATTGTGAAGCGATTCGCGGAACGCCCTTGTGTCCGCGTCGCTTTTTTTCGCTGCCATTCCATAGTACATGAGGGACTGAGAAAGGTCTCCCACGTTCTTCATGGCCATACCGATACCACCACCAAGCAGGAGCGAATTAAACGGGGTCACCAGCTTATCGGCAACACCGTTTATTGCACCGCCAAGCCTGCTAATGCTCGCCTTGGCCCTTGTGGCAAAATTATCCACAGCCTTAGTTGACCTGGAAAGGCCATTCTGAAGCTTGGCTGGGTCTGCCCCAATCCTTAGTGTAAGTTCACTTGTTGTCGACAATGGCAAAGTCCCCGTCGTCCTTAGGTGTGGTAGATTTGCCCAGAAGCCCCTTAAGCGCAAAGACTAGAAGCCACTGGGCATCGGTTATTTGTGTTGCTGGGCAACCAAAGTATGCAGAAGCCTCCAGGCTAAAGGCAAGTTTGTGACTTTCAATTGAATCTGGTCCGGCGTTTTTTTTAGCAGTTCCTTCAAAGATTCAAAGTCTTCGTCGCTCAACTTGTTGATATTCGGGTCCTGTTCCTCAACGAAACTATTGAACTCTCCGGAGAGATACAACAATTCGTCAGGGGTGCAGGATTTACGCAAGTCTTCGGCATTACGGAAAATCCTTTCACCTGTAGCAGGATTGTAACAAGCGCGCCACAAGCCATGGACTACTTCCTGTTCCCTATAATCGGCAAGGTTGACTAAGGAAGGTTCAATGCCGGCCTTCTTGAACTCCAGCTGATTGTCAATTTTGGCCTGGCGACATTCAGACATATTCAAGAGACGCATTTCGACCTTGATATCCTCATGGCCAGGCCAACCAATGACACGGCTCACCTTATGGGACGCCTTGATCTGCTCAATGATTTCATCGGCGCTTTCGTCGAAAGCTTCGCGAATGTTCTTCACAAATTCGTTCATCAGCTTTCCTTACTTACGGTCTTCTGCATGGAAATCCAGGGCGTAATCCTTGGCGGTCTTGCCGTCAAGTTCATTCGGGGTGGCCTTCAAAAGGCTGCACCCGGTAAAGGTCACCTTGTTTCCGCCCGTATACTGAACGATGACGGTTGCGTTGCCGTCAAATTCAGCAGCAAACACGTCAAGGTCAGCACCCTTATCCGGGACGTAGGTCATTTCAAAGCCAAATTTCTTAGGGACATCAACCACGGAAGTTCCATCCATGGTGTCAACTTCAACCTTGCGCTCGATTTCCTTTTCCTTGAATTTCGAAATGCCGGTGTACTTTTTGCCGTTGACAAGAACGGTGCAATGGGAGATTTTAGCCATATAGATAGCTCCTAGTTGAGATAAAGGTCAATGGTGGAGTAAATCTGGTTGAGACCAGGAACGACAGGGGCAGGAATCTGGCAAATCAGACGGCCCGGAATGTCGGTAGATTCTTCCACACGGAAAGCAGATTCGTAACGGTCAATAAATCGGAGCAGCTGAGCCTTTTCAAGCTGGCGAGCTGTCGCGATATTGTCTTCGTTGAGGGCATCCGGGAGAAGTTCGTGGATAACCTGGTTCTTGTACTTGATCTTGTGCATTGCAAGGATGGAATCACGGAAGTAGTCGAGAGTGGCAATAACGCCAGTATCGACCAGCTTTTCAAAGCGGACACCATTCTTCATGCTGCAAGTGGTCACAGCACGCACGATGCAGAGGGTGCTTTCTTCTTCGATCAGGGGAATCACACCACCGTTCAAAAGACCGTCCTGTTCTTCGCCGCTCCACTTGTCATTGGTATCAGGGATGCCAAGACCGGAAATAGGAGCATCGTTCATGGGAACATTGGGCTGGGAGTTGCTTGCAAATACAGCTGCAAGAGCAGCGGAAATTTCCCAGGCGGCAGACGGAATGGAGTTCTTCACGGCTGCAATATGGAGACGTTCACAGTTCCTAGCCTTCGCAATGGAGGTGGCGTCATTCACACCGTCCACCACTACGGCAGCAATACCGCGCTGACCACGCTGTTCAAGCGGGGCGGCTGCATCCATAAGATGATCCTTGAGCAGGGTCAAGTTATTGGCATCGCATACAGGCAAGGCAATAAGGTGGTAACGTTCCGGGAAAGCGGCCTTGAGAGCAGACTTGATATCAACTACGCCAACGCCAGCGGTAAGGTCAGGTTCACCAACGGCAATGTCAGTACCCTTGGTGGAAACGGAAACCTTCACACCACCCTTTGCGGCAGAAATGTATGCACCATTACTCTTGGCGGTAAGGGTGACTTCACCACCATCAGCAGATGCGATAAACGGGGCGGAAGTGTCGGCATTCACTGCAAGAACGAGGTTTGCAGCGACGGTTTCGGCAGAATCACCAACGGCGACACCCACAGAGACGCGACTCTTGTTGTAGAAAACGCTTACAGAACCTGCAGCGGTTGCACCGGCCTTGTCTTCAGGATTTTCGACGGCAATCTTCCAGAGGGCCTTGCTGCCTGCAACCGCGCTATGGCGAAGCAGGGTAATCTGGGCATACTTCCAGGCATTCTTTGCAGCCTGGTACATCTGATGCAGCACGGAGCCTGCACCGGCAAGGTTCAAGGCTTCCACCTCAGTATATACTGCAGTAGGCTTGTTCGCTTCGAGCGAGCCTTCTTCCGACACGTCACCAATCAGAAGTACCTTCTGGACGTTTGCCGGGAGGCCGTTAGGGCCTGCGTAGTAGTTGTACTCGGTGTAGGAACCCGGAATCTTGGTTTCCGGGATATTGGTTTTGATCGTCATGGTTTACCCCATTTTGTTAAAATCCACTTCACCTTCAAGAACAGTTTCTTCACCTTCCGTGAAGCTGCTCATGATGGATTCAAGCACGCGATATTCCTTTTCAGATTCTTCGGTATGAACATCGATGCTCGTTTTAAATTCTATTTCGCACACCATCACGCCTTCGGACAAGTAATTTTCATCGGTAACCTCACGCCAGCCTTTGGCTTCAAGAGGTTCAATGTCCAGGCCAAGGTCGTTATTGTGCAGCTTTCGCACCACATAGCTTACCGCAGGGTGCATAGTCTTTCTGCGTTCGCTTTCTGTAGCCACATTCTTGACAACAATGGAAACGACAACCTTTGCAGTCTCCTTGATGATCCCGGAATTATCCGAAACCTCATATTCACCAGACATGACGGCTACAGCCATGCCAGGGCGCACAAGAGCGGGCAGAATCCTTTGAACATCTACAGCCTTGAAAGGCCCCGTCTTGTCAGAACAAAAAAGTTCAAGAATCTTTATTTCAATATCGGAATTGGTCATAAGGAACTCATGGATTCAAGAGTGAACATGGAGGGTGCATTTGTACCCATAACCTTAAATCCGGCTTCTTCAGCCTTATTTCCATCTTCCAGGCCAATGGATGCTTCGCCATCGGCAATTCGCTTCAACAGAGCGATAGCGTTGTTATACCTGAGCTTCATCCCTTCGGAAATGTTCATTTCCGTAATTCTTTCGTAGAGATTGTAGATACTCAAGTCAACGCAAACAGAACGGAGCACGCTAGGGACACTAGGAAGTGGAAGCCTGTAGCGTTTTCCAATGTAGGCATCAATCAGGGTGGAACTTTCCTCGATGGCCTTTCCCACGATATCCTGCTTGATTTCCCCATCGGCGTTTGGTGTGAGGTCATCCGTCACTTCTACCAAACGAGCATCCGGCACATGGCCCCTAATGTCCTCTAGCGTGCAATAGTTCATTTTTTACCCTTAGGCAGTCTTGACCACGTTCTTGAGCAGGAAGCCTGCATCCTTTGCGGTTACGACCGGCTTCTGGTAGAAGCCAACCTTGACCAGTTCGCTACCCTTAAGGCCCTTTTCAGGCTTGTCGATGACTTCGACAATGCGGTCGCCAACCTGGGCGGTAATGCCCCAGGCAATACCTTCCTTGAGGCTGGAAAGCGGTTCCTGGTAGTGACCCCAGATGTTGGAACCCCAGCAGCGTTCAAGGGTCGGAGTCTTGGAATTCTTGGTGGTGTTCACGCGGCTTTCGCCAACGATGATCTTATCCACTTCGAAGAGTTCGCAGAGCTGCTGACGGGTAGCCACGCCGGAACCGTTGCTGGTCGGGTAGATAGCCTTGAGCACATTCGGGTCCATGCGGAGCTTGTGATAAGCAGCTGCACCCATACCAAGGATGTTCGGGCGGGCAAACGGCTTTTCAAGGTATTCCATGATGGTTGCCACGATATCGAAGCCAGTAGCGCCCATACCTTCGGCATTTTCGTAGGTATGGCTACAGCCGGTGCCGTAATTGCTGGTATTCTGCACAATATCGGCAACTTCCTTTTCACGGCCAAGAAGCAAGAGGTTCATCATGTATTCAAGGCGAGTGTTGGAATAACGGGACATATCGACAACGCGTTCCAGGTCTTCCTTGGGAATCAAGTCTTCAAGACCATGGGCAACAACGAAGTCGGCAACTTCTTCACCGGATAGGTGGATAAGGTTCGGTTCAGATGCTCGGCCCACCTTGGTATCGGGCACGGTAAAGGCATCACCAAGGGTTCGCTTGAAATACTTGAAGGAAAGCTCCTTGCCTTCGAGCTTGTCGATAGGCATCACTTCATCGGCGATCATCTTCTTGTTCTGGTAGGCAATGACGATACCGGTCTGCTGTTCAGTAACAGGGAACAGCATGGTACCAGCGGTCAAGGCACCGGAAGATGCGCCAAAGAGGTCGCAAACGATCTGCGGAACGCCGCAGGCGGTAAGTGTGTCGGTGCCAGCAAAAGCGCAAACGGCACACACAAGAGAAATAAGCACGAGAGCGATTTTAGTCATCTTCTTCATGTTTTTTGTCCTTTGGTTTAAGTTTCCTGGGAAGCAGCCGGGGCCACATAGGAACGCACGATGAGTACGCGGATTACGTCACCAGCGACACCGCTATCAAGAGCCATGCCGATAGCTTCGCCGGATGCAACAGCAACTGCCTTGCCGTTTTCGCCAGCACCAATCATGCCGCCGTAAGTAACAGCGCCGCCTGCTTCGACGCGGGCAATGCCGTCGAGCTGCACATCGCAAGGATGGCCTACATCGGTATCGACATCGGTAGATACGCCAATAACGGCATTACCGGCTGCAGCAAGTTTTACGTTACCATCCGCAGAGCCTACAGTGGCAAAGCGGAAGGCGGGGACTGCATTTTCTGCAGTGAAGTTGAGAATGTTACCCTTCATGGGAACTCCTTGTTAGTGAAAGATTTCAGAGGCGGCCTGGGCGTAAGTCAGCTTACGGCCCATCGACTCCTGTTCTGCCATGTACTGGCTAATACGCTGAGATGCCGTTACGGTAGGCTTTTCTGCGAACATTGCGGACTCCCCAAGAGCGACGATCTTGGGCAAGGCCTTCACGGCATCGCTCAAAACATCTACAGGGTTCACGCGTTCTTCGCCTTCGCCAAAGCAACCGTCACCATCCACAGGCACAGACTGTACCATTCCGAAGACCTTCATAAAAGTGTTCTTCAAATCCTGGTTGCAGCGTCCATCGGCAATGGCGGCATCCAAAGTCTCGGAGAACGCGGCGCTGGCAGCGGTTCTCTTGGCAGCAAGCTTGTCTGCCCTAAGAGATTCAACTTCTGCCTTGAGCGACGCATTCTCGTCGCGAAGCCGCTCCGTCTCGTCGGAATTACCTTCTCCTACACCACTAGAAGTCGGTTCGCTCGGGGAGGGAGTTGTAGGCTTCGGATCACCACCGCCTGAGCGTTCGTGACCGGTAGTTTCGTTGCCCGAAGGTTCCCCTGCCTTGGCACCGTTGTCAGTGCCTTCTACAGCAGGTTCACCATTCGGGTTTTCAGCAGCAAAGTTCGATGCAGACTCTGCGGGAGGTGCTGGCGGATTCTGCTTCGGCCAGGAATCATCATCGCGCAAAGTGTCCGGAATACTTTCCAAATCCTTGATAAGGCTTTCCGGGTAAATCTTGTCAGCTTCCTCGATACTCTTCTGTTCAATCAAAAGTTCGCGCTGGGAGCGGAAAAGCCCTGCAAGGCTAGAAAGCTTATACACAAGGCGTTCAAAAACGGAACGCGGCACCAGGCGGTCCCAGGAGTAGGACTCGGCAAAAACGCACACGTCCTGCTCGGATTCCCCCTGGTCAATTTCGGCAAAGTTTCCCTCGCCAAAGCAGATGGGGGCCATTCCCTTCATGGCCGGTGCTACAGCCCCGAGAGCGCCAAGATGTCGCAAACCCTTCTTAAGGCTCTTGTAGATGGCTGCAGAAACGTACTTGTAGTTGCCAGCCTTCGCCTCTTCGGCAAAATTACTGTCAACATCGTCAACCTTGACTTCAAGCACCTTGCCGCCATCCTTGTCAGATACACGACTATCGACAATGCTTGCAACGCGCGGATCATCGACATTCGGGTGGCCCTTGACCATGGGCGGCTGGTAACCACCCTTGACCTGGTTGTGAATACCCTCGTTCAGCTCTTCAAGATCGCTCTCCGAAAAGTTGTGGACATTGCCAGCCATGTCGGTCACTTCGCCGGTCTTGAAAGCTTCAATCCAGCAGCTCTGCAATTCATCAGATTTCAGTTTCTTCTTGTTCATGCCCCAAATCTACGAGAACCACACCGACTTAGGTCATGACACTGTCATGTCCTTTGTCAGAGGTCTTTCATTAAGTTTGGGCGGAGGTACTATATGGACAAGAATTTCTGGAAAGAGGCCATGAAACAGTTTGGCGTGGGCATCATCTTTGCGCTCATGCTAATGGTCTTTTATTCGAACGAAAACACAAAGTGGGAAAAGAACGCTGCCAATGACCAGGTGCGCTGGGAAGCGCTGCTGCAAAAGTACAGCGACGACCAGAAGCACGCCATGGAAGCAATCAGGGCCTGCTGCATCGAACACTCCGGGAGGAACCAATGAGCAAGAAGGATGTAGAGCCAAAGGCAAAGGAACTGTATGTAATCCATCAGCTCACCCTCGCAGAAATCAGCCGCGAACTTAAAGTCTCTACCCGCACACTCCAGAACTGGAAGGCTGCGGGAGAATGGGACCTGGAACGAACCCGCCTTGGCACAAGCGAAAGCTACTGCCACCACAGTCTTTTCGACATCGTAGAAATCAAGACCAGGAGAATCAAGCAGGACGAACTCAACGGAGTTCCCGTTTCCAGCCAGCGCGTTGCAGACCTGGAACGCTTCATCAGTGCAGCCGAAAAGTGCCGTGAATACGAATCCAAGGCACCCAAGAAGGAAAAGAGCGAAACATCCCCCGAAGAACGGCAGAAAATCGCCATCAAGAAAGCAAAGGAAATGTTCGGCCTATGTCCAAAGAGCTAGAAGAACTCTTTTTCCCCTACCAGAAACGCTGGCTCCTTGACAAGAGCAAGGTTAAAATTTTCGAAAAGTCCCGCCGCATCGGTGGCACATGGGTCCAGAGCTTCGAAGATGTGGTTGACTGCATCGAACAGCCTGGACTCAAAGTGTTTTTCTCTTCCGCCGACATGACCGCCGCGGGCGAATACATCGACTATTGCGAAAACTGGATAACAAAGCTCAACGCATTGGCAAAGCTCTTGGCCGAAATTGACAACGGCGAAGTGGAAGAATGCGAATTTGCCGACGAGGACAAGGGCATTAAATCCAAGGTCATCGAGTTCAACAACGGCTCGAAAATCTATGTCCTATCCAGTAATCCGAAGGCATTCCGCTCCAAGGGCGGTAAAATCGTATGGGACGAAGCTGCGCATCATGACAACGACATGAAGATGTGGGCAGCGGCAAAGCCTGCCGCCATGTGGGGCTACTCCATCAGAATCCTATCAACGCACAACGGTGTAAACTCCCTGTTCTATCAGCTCATCCAGAAGGTACTAAAGGGAGAAATCAACTACAGCGTCCACCGAGTACCAATCCAGCTCGCCGTAGAAGAAGGTGTCGCCGATAGAATTTGCGGGCGAAAGCTCACCAAGAAGGAACGCGAGGAATGGCTCGAAAACGAACATCGCGGATGTATGACCGAAGCCATCTGGCAAGAGGAATACTGCTGTAACCCGCAGGACGAATCAAAGGCCATGCTCAGCTATGACCTAATCCACAGCTGCGAACAGGAAGGAATCTTAGGCCTGGAACAGGCAAAGGGGAACCTCTACCTGGGCTGCGACGTTGCACGCCACCGTCACCTTTTCGTAATCTACGTCATGGAAGACTTTGGCGACCGCCTTGTGACACGAGCCGTGGAAGCCATACAGAACAGAAAATGGAGCTACCTGAAACAAAGGCTCTACAGGTACCTGGCGCTACCGAACCTCGTTCGCGCCTGCATCGACCGCACCGGATGCGGCGACCAGTACACCGAGGAAGCCATCGAAATGTTCGGAAGCGTAAAGGTCGAAGGCGTTCTGTTTACTGGCACCGTCAAGGCAGACCTTGCGCTCACACTCTTGCGGGCTTTCGAAGACCAGAAAATCGTACTCCCCAAGAATCCGAAATTCCCGGACATTGACGGCCACCACGACGCGGTCAAGCAGAAACGCTTCGCCGCAATATCTAGCCGTCCATGGACAATCGACGGAAGCAAGGGCGACGCCAAGAAGGCAAAGGTCATCGAGGACCACCTCTGGAATCTGGAACTACGCAACACGATCTTACAGATGCTCGAAGCCATCGGCTACGGATACGCAGTCCACGAAATCGTCTGGAATACCGTGGAAACCGAAATGGGCGTGCTCATCCTGCCGACAGCAATCAAGGATCGCCAACAGGAATGGTTCAAGTTCGACGATGAAGGCAAGCTGCTCTTCCAGGACAAGAACAATAACCGCACCATTGTACCCGACATGAAGTTCCTTGTCACAAGGAACCGACCCACCGCAAGCAACCCCTATGGCGTACCCGTCTGCTCCAAGTGCTTCTGGCCAATGGCCTTCAAAAAAGGCGGGCTAAAGTTCTTCATGATCTATGCCGAAAAATTTGGAATGCCCAAGGCCATCGGCAAGGTTCCCGCAAGCGCCACCGAAACCGAGCAGAACACCTTCCTGAAAATGCTCAGCGGCCTTGTTCGAGATGCCGTCGCGGTCATCCCGCAGACTGGAACCGTGGAACTCCTGGAAACCCATGCGACAGCAGGAAGCCCGTACATGGAACTTGTGCACTGGGCTGACTCCGAAATGAGCAAGGCCTGGCTTGGCGAGACTCTAACCACCGAGCAGACAAGCTCCGGCGGCACACAGGCAATGGCAACCGTACACAACGAAGTCCGCGAAAACCTCGCCATGGACGACGCTGCAATGATTGAATCCAGCATCAACCAGCTCATCCGCTGGATTTATGCAATCAACTGGCCCACAGAAAAAGACATTCCCTGGATGCAGATTATCCTCCCGGAAGACCTGCAAGGCTCCCGCATCGAACGCGACAAGTCGCTCAAGGAACTGGGCGTAAGGTTCAACCAGGACTACATCGTTGACACTTACGGTATCGACTCCAAGTATTTCACCATGGCCGAAGACGAACCCGGAAGCAGCTTCGCAGAACACCATGAAAATAGATGCGGTTGCTTTGCCGAAGGCGACGCAAAAAGCAGCATCGAAAAGATGATCCAGGACTTGTCTTCAAAAGACCTTCAAGAACAGATTGAAGAACTTGCAAAGCCAATCGTAGAACTCGCGGAACATTGCGGGAACTACGAGGAATTTGAAACGGAGCTCTACAAGATTCTCCCGAACCTTTCCAGCAAGAAAATGGAAGAGGCCGTAACCAAGTGCCTCGTACTCTCCGAAATGCAGGGTAGAGCCGATGCCTAATGAAAATCTGCAGAAAGAAATCGACTTGATGTGGAATATGAAGCCTAAACAGGCTATCGACTACTTCAGGCAAAAACAGGCTAAAGCAGTCCTGACCAAAGAACAGTCCAAAAAGAGACCCAATGATGTCTTTGGACATTGGGATTGGAGCGACACCTTGCGTGAGCAACACGACAGGGCTTTTGTAGTTTCTAAGGCAACATCGATTTCGTTGGTCACGGACATCAAAAAAGCAATCCAAAAGTCAATAGATGAAGGAACGTCGTATCAAGATTTCGCCAACGAAATTATCCCGACTCTAAAGAAAAAGGGGTGGTGGGGAAAAACAGAAGTTACTAATCCAGAGACTGGAGAGGTGAAACAAATTGTAGTTGACCAGCAAAGACTGAAGTTTATCTACGGTACAAACATGAAGACCGCTTACGATGCTGGTAAGTACAAGGAAATGATGGATGATGCCGACATTGCTCCTTACTGGCGTTTTGTTGCAATTCCCAAAGGTCCGTTGAATAATAATCCAAGACCAGAACACGCCGCGTTGCATAACATGGTCCTTAGATACGACGATCCGTTTTGGAAAATTTTCTTCGGTCATAAGGGATGGAATTGTCATTGCTCTACAAAATCCTACACTAAGCGGGGCATCGAACAACTGTTTGGAAAACCGGCTGAGGAAGTCGTACAAAAAAGTAAGCCAGAGAACTTCATCAGTAAAACCGAGACCATCCAGGGTAAGCAAATAACCACACGAGGCTACAGGGTCGGTTCGAAAGAAGTTTACCCCGATGCCGGTTGGGATTACGCACCAGGATCGTACAGCTATCGGTATCATCAGAATCTAAACGATACCATAAAAAGAATTGAAGACAAAACGGCAAGGAACGCTTTGACGCAACAGCAACAAGAGGACATAAAGAAGAACTTCAAAGAAATGGTAAGGACTGACGCCCCCATCGATGTCGTTGATAAAAAGGGAAACTATGTTGCAGTCGGATTTCTTGATTCCGCACAAGAGGAATTTTGCAAAAAGACTTTTGGAAAAATTGACAGTACCATAATGACATTTGACCAGTGGCGAATAAGACATACAAGAAGGCCATCAACTAGAACTGAAAACAAAAAGGGACATATCGGAATCACTATGGAAACGCTCGAAAATGTGCCCGAGCTCATAGAAAAATACACGCCGATGTTCCGAACGGACGACCCTGAGGATGGAGGGCTGATATTCTTTTCGGAATCGTTTGAATACGAAGGCAAGATGTGCCGCAATAAGCTCGTATTCCAAATTGATAAGAGGAATAATACGATGACTTACGTGACAGGACTAATCGTAGATGAAAACGATATTTATTTACACACGAAAATAAAAAAATAGGACATGCAGGTGGCCCGTTACCTCACCATAAGAATCTCCTTCAACTGAAGGCTAATCCAAAGCGTTTCGGACTTTACGCTTACTTGCATATCCTACACCACTAATATACCACTTTCCTTGGAGAAAATCAATGATTAAGACCGAAATAGATGACAAGAAATGCAAAATCCTGCTAAATGGCATCGAAAAACAGGGGAAAAACATGACTTTGGCCATGAGAATCATCGCCAAGGACCTTCAGAGTTCCATTGAACGAAACTTTGAAGTCGGTGGCCGATACAGCTCTAAAGACTCTATTGTCGGTGGAAGTAAGAAATGGGATATCAGCAAGTATGGCGGAGGCAGTCTTATCTCTAGGGGCGTTGGCGGAGGTAATCTGTCCGGCTCATTCACAAAATCAAGCGACAACAACAGCGCTACTGTAGGAACAAATAAAAAATACGCTCGGATACTGAATTTCGGAGGAAAAACAAAGCCTCACGAAATATGGTACAGAAACGCTTCTGCTCTTAAGTTTTTGCGAGGAGGGCAGCCTGTATTCTATGGGAAAGTCAAGCATCCTGGTTCAAATATCCCCGCCCGCCCATTCATGGTTGTGCAGCCAGAAGACATCGAAGGCTTCAAGGAAACAATATTGGAACACCTTACAGGAGACGCGAAACCCTAGAACAGGCTCAGCTGACCGGACGCAGCCTTCACGGTTTTCTGGTTGAGGTATCTGTAGATGGTGCGCTCGGAAAGTTGCGTTTCGAAGGCGAGCTGATGAACCGACTTGTGGCCATTCTCGATGATATAGCGCTTTGCAACTGCAGGGCTCATCCTGGCGGGACAAGCAACATGGTTCCCGGCAAAACGCTTCCAGATTCTTTTGGCAACATCAAGACCCAGCGAGCTTGCGACCCACTTCAAATCCTCGTTCGGCATGTCGTTGATAGTGATGCTGTCCCAAACAGTCATTGACCACAAATATAAATCAATTCGTACAAAAAAACAACCAACCCAGACAAAGAAACACGATGACCGAAGAATATATTGATGAAGTTTGGACAAGAAGCCTTATAGTGAATTTACATACGAACTTTCTAAGGAAATACAAAATAAACGACAACAAAGAAATTGAAGAACGAGAAAAACCGTTTGACAGCCTGCCTCTAATCAGCATCCTCCCCGAAAGACTCTCTAGCAGCCTTTAATTTTGAATTCAGTTCCGCAGACAAGTTTATGAATTTTTTGACGCTTTCTTTTTCAACATTTGCAATTTCAGGAATGTCACTTAAAGGCATATTCCTGACGCTTTTTTCAATGCCAGCCAAATACATCTCCATGGCTTTTAAAATAGACTTCTCTATTCCATTTTTTACAGCATCATCCAGCAGCAAGTTTATGAACTCCATTGCGTTGTAGGCTGGCTGCATATAGGACTTGTCAAAATGGATGGCTATTTCAGAAAGCGCCATAGCAAAAAGTTTCACTCTGAACGGTGTGTTTTTCTCAGCAAGTCTAGCTTGAGTAAACAATTCGTCGATTACGGTTTTTCTGAGGTCCACCGTAGTCAAATGAAGTTCGTTGGCAAGTGCATAAACTTTGGTAAATCGTTCATCAAATTCTTCCTTTACCTTTTTAGTCGCTTCGTTCACAGTATCTGCCACACCCTTTTTGTCAATGTAAATCTTGATCCCGAAGAAAAGCGCAGCCACAATGCCAAGGACCCCCAGCAGCCAACCGAACGCCCAGCTGTAGAACTCCTGGGAATCTTTCAAAGCCTGCATGGTAATCGAAGAATCCATGATGACATGAACAGTGTCGAACACGGTGGTGTGGACGGTATCGTATATGACTTGAACTTTAGTAGGCATACAACCTCAAAAAAGGAAAAATCAAAATGAAAAAAAAGAATTCCATCATATCAAAAATCATACTCCTTCTGGCCGCTCAGTTCACATGGCCCGCAATATGGGTGAGCAGCCTTAAGGAAGACTGCAAACTTGAAACCGATGATTTCAAGAAAGTCGAAGGAACATTCATGCGGATATTCCTGTTCATGTTCTTCGTGAACTGCGCAGTGATCGTCCTTGCTGCAATGAAGCTCTACGACATCATCCAAGCACACTTTCTTCCGCTAATTTTTTAAGGAGCTTTATGGCTATAGAAAAGGTAAACGAAATACCCTCGTTCTTCACCTTCAATGTCAAGCAGAATTTCACGGATCAGGTCCATGTCTCGTTTCATTGGCTTACCTCTCGATGTAGATGATGTTGCCGATTATGCGGTGGCTTGGGCGGGGGGCATGGGCGCGGTGGGTTCGTCGGTGGTTTCGGCTGTATCCAGGGGTTTCGGGGGGGCGTGGCGGGCGGATAGGCCCAGGGCGACGGTGAGGTTGAACAGGTTGACCAGCTGTTCAAGCGTGGGGGTGGAAGCACCTGTGCGCCAGGTGTCGAGGGTGGCGGCGCTTACGCCCATGAGCTGGGCTAGGCGGGGTGCTGGCGTGTTGGATAGCTCTATGGCTCCGCCGATGTCAATATCAACATTTGTTGATTTTTTCGGTTTTTTATCCTCAATCTTGGTATCAACATTTATTGAACCTTTTTTAACGAAGATAAGATCGTACCCACAAGCGTCACACAATTTTTTTGCAACTTCAAGTTGAGGGCTACGGCTTCCATTCAAGTAGTTTGCTAGCGCTGCTGTGGTAATTCCAGCGGAATTGGCTATGTCTTTTTGAGTTTTGCCAGATTCTTCAATTTTTTGGCGGAGAAATGTAGAATACATAAAAAATCAACAAATGTTTATTAAACCTCTTGACACTCAACAAATGTTTATATACATTTGTTGATGTAGTGGTAGTAAAACACTACTACAAACAAAGCTAATAAAAAGGAACGCAAACCGAATGGAAGCCAATCTCACCGTGACAAAATTCTCCTGGGCGGCAGCTGCCAGGGAAGTCTCCAAAAGGGCCGGAAAGGCCTACAGCGCCCAATATATAAGGGAAGTGGCCACTGGCTACCGCACCAACAACCAGCTCCGCCCCATCCTCGAAGAACTCAATCTCATCAAGAAGGAAACAGAAAATGCTTAAGTCCCCTATCGATATCGAAGAAGAAATTTCCACCGAAGGGGGGACCGATTTGGTCCACCCTTCCACCACCGAAAACGCCCTGGTGGAGGTCAAGGAAGAAGAACTTGACCAGAACACCGCCGAGGCCCTGCGCATCCGTTACCGCATGTTCAACGGCGAGGATATCCGCATGAGCGTGGACGAAAACAAGAATGTCTGGTTCGTGGCCGACGACGTGGTGAAGATTCTTGGCTACACCAAGGGAACCGCATCCGTCATCAAGCAGCACTGCAACAAGGTGTACGATACCGCCGAACTTGAAGACGGCAAGGAGCTTGCCAAGAAGATCACGGTGAAGACCAACGGCGGCACCCAGAGCATGATCGCCATTTCCGAACCTGACCTTTACCGCCTCATCATGCGTTCCCACATGCCGGAAGCCCGCAGCTTCGAAAAGTGGGTGGTAGAGGATGTGCTCCCCTCCATCCGCAAGACCGGCAAGTACAAGGTGAGCCGCAAGATCGACTACAAGCCCGCCGAACCCGCCCAGGTGGAGACTTCCGAAGGTGTGGAGCCAGTGCAGCTGGAACTGTTCCCCTGCAATCTCCAGAGCGTGTCCTTCCCGCGTCCGCTTACCGACAAGATCAACGCCGCCAAGAAGCGTCTCTACGACCAGGGCCACACCTTCCCGAACAACAAGGAGTTCGTGAAGTTTTTGGTCACAAAGGCACTCGAAACTCTGGAGGACTAGGGATATGAACTTTAACATGAATGAAGATGCCTTGAAGAAGCTTGCTAGCGAACCGGGACACACGGTTCTCGAAAAGCAGCTCATCGTATATGCGCTGCATCTGTGCCAACACATCCACAAGCTCAACAAGGACAAGAACGAAATCAAGTTCCTGCTCTACTCCATCCAGGCGAAGATGCTCAAGAATATGCCCTGGATCGTTGACGCAACCTTGAAACATCTGGAAACGAGCTGCCTTCCACCAAAGGACCAGCGCGAAATGGAGGATGTAAATGTCAATCCAGGCTGTTGAGAACGTAATGGTGGATATCGAGACCCTCGGTACTTCTAGCGACTGCGTGATTCTTTCGGTGGGTGCCTGCGGCTATGACCGGGGCGGCGAACTCAAGAGTTTCTACGAGCATATCGCGATTGCCGACTCCCTGGACTATGGCTGCCAGGTGGATGCCGACACCTTGATGTGGTGGTTCCGCCAGGGCGAGGGTGCCCGCATGGCTATCGTCGATGGTCAGAAGAAGTCGCTCAGGCTCGATACGGTGCTTAAGGATTTCGCCATGTGGCTTGCCACCAACTTCACCGACAAGTTTACCATCTGGAGCAACGGCGCGAGCTTCGATATCCCGATTCTTGCGAACGCGTTCAGGAAGGCGGGCATGAATGTGCCCTGGAAGTTCTGGAACGAACGCTGCTTCCGTACCGTGAAGTCCATCTACAGCGACATCAAGCCGCCTGTAACCGAGACTGCACACAATGCGCTGGACGATGCCATGAACCAGCTGCAACACTTGAACCTTATCATCAAGGCCATGGCCTAAGGAACTTGAACATGATTTATTCCACTCTTCTCAAATCTGAACAAGTGATTCCATACAAGATTGTCCGCGACAAGGTTTACCGCTGCGTCATCTGCGACGGTGTCTCCCATGTCACCGTGAACGGTGTGCGTACCTGCGGAAAGTGCATCCATAGCGGTGCGCTGCTCAATCATCTTATCAAGACCGGTGCAGTCCGCGGGTAGCCTTATGAATCCGATTTGGATCAGTACGTCAAAGGTTTCCGAACTCCTTAAGATTTCCGAGAGGCATGTCCGTAACAGGCTTTCTCTCTGGGAATACAAGTGGGAAGAGGAGAATGGCCGCAAGGTGCTCAAGATCAATGCCAGGAGCCTTCCCAAGGAGGCTTGCGACCGCTATATCCTGGAGACGCTTCCCGAGGTGGAAGAGGTGCAGGCGGTGGCCCCTACCCAGGAGGATATCGAGTCCACAAACCGCGCCTATGAACGCGCCACAAGTCGAAGCAAGAAGAATTTCGACAAGTGGTCTGTCATCTTGTCGAAGTGCGAGGGCATCCAGGGCACCCGCGAGCTCGAAAGGTTCGTGGAGAGCTGGAACCAGAGCCACCCCGACATGAAGACTTCGGTGCAGAGTATCTACCGCCAGCGTTCCGTTGTTGCCGACTTCGGCAAGATCGCCCTTATCAACCACCGCGAGATCATGGGCAGCACCGTGAAGGACCGCTGGTTCGACGACTTCAAACAGGCATACCTTACTGCAAACAAGCTCTCGGTATTTTCCGCCCGCATGATTGCGCTTGGCATGGCTATCGACCGCGGCGAAGTGAAGGGCGACAAGGATTTCCCGAGCAAGTCCGCATTTACCCGCAGGCTCCAGCGCGAGGTTTCCCCGGATGTGATTTACTTTGCCCGCGAGGGTAAAAAGAAGTTCTACGACAACAAGGGCTACCACCTTGACCGCGACTATTCAGACATGAACGCTGGCCAGGTGTGGGTGGGCGATACCCGTACATGGGACGTTTTCGTCAAGGTCCCTGGCCAGGAAAAGCCCGCCACCTGCTACATCACCCTTTTCATGGATTTTCGTACCTATATGCCTATGGGCTGGTGCCTGCACCATACAAGCCCGGGCACCGAGAACACCTTACGCGCTATCCGCAACGGCATTGAACGCTATGGTCTCCCCGAAGAAATCTACGTGGATAACGGTCGCGAATACCGAAACAAGGATTTCTCCGGGCAGAGCCGTGGTCACAAGATCGTCGAAGACGAACAGTACACGGAATCCCTGGCAAGCCGTCTCGATATCAAGATGCACTTTGCCATCGTAAAGAACGCCCGTGCAAAGATTATTGAACGCCAGTTTTTGGTCATTAAAAACGGTTTTGATAGGCTGTTCAACAGCTTCAAGGGCGGTACCGTAGTCGAAAAGCCTGAGCCTTTGAAGGGTGTTCTCAAGAGTGGCGACTTCCTTACCTGGGACGAGTTCGCAAAGCTTGCCGACAGATACCTCCGCGAGGTTTTCCCGGGGCTTCCGTGCCAGGGCAAGGTTCACGAGGGAAAGACCCGTTCTGAACTCTGGAACGAGCTTATCGTAAAGCGCGAGCCTATGCGCCGTGTAAGTCGCGAGACCTTGTCTTTGCTCACGAGCAGGACTGTTTCCGGGAAGATTGTCCACATGGGCTTCCACATTGCCGCTTTGGATGCCTGGTACTGGGCCGAATGGATGCCGGTGTGGAAGGGCCGCGAGGTCATGCTTCGCTACGATCCTGACGATATGCGTGTTGCCTGGGCATACGATAGCCAGAGAAAGCTCATTGGCGAATGCACCCTGCAGCAGGCCGTGGGTGCCATGGTCAAGGATGACGATGCCATCGGCAAGGCACAGATCGCGGAAGGTGTCGCCCGCAAGCGTCACGAGGAAAAGCTTCTCAAGGAGATTGTCCCGGAAATGACGAAGGAACAGGCGGAGGAATACATCGGGGCAATGCGAACGGCTGTTGGCCCACAGGATATCTTCATCCCGCAGGGGCCGACACACCTTACTCGCCACGACAAGGATTCTTCTGTTCTCAAGGCAGACAAGTTGGTTGGCAATGCGGACTTTATCAATATGCTGGGTGAAGATTTCGAGGAAGAAGCACCTAGCGATCTCTGGGATGAACTTGCAAACGGTTAGGTTACTCTATGCAGCAGTTTGATAGTACGACACTTCTGAGAATTTACAGGGCTGTAGCCGGACCTACGCAAAAGAGGCACGTCGAAATGGCGCTCATGCTTATCAAAAACAAGGGTGTCATACCTGTAGGGCCGAACAACCCGGAAGTAAGGACCTGGTATCGGGTCAAGAACGATATCAAGGAACTCCTGAAAGACCTTTAGAATTTCAAGCCGATGGAAGCATTTAAACCTTCTTTGTAGCCATTGTCATTACCGCTTCCGGAGGCTTACCCTTTACACCAGAAACCATCGAGGATAGAATGGAAGCTACTATTGAAAATCTCAACGAATATATCGCAAAGACCGGCGCAAGCCAGACGAAGGTGGCCAAGGCTCTTGGCATTTCCGCAGCGACCCTCAGCTACTTCCTGAAGGGCACCTACACGGGTGACGTGGACGCAATCGTCGCAAAGGTCAAGGACTTCCTGGCAACGGAAGCGGAACGCGAACGCAGCCGCCAGAAGGACGGCATCATCCCCACCAAGACCTACAAGACCATCCACAAGTTCTGTTCCCTTGTGCTGACCCACCAGGTATGCGGAATGCTCACCGGTGACGCGGGTTGCGGCAAGACCACGGCCCTCAAGGCATTTGCCAAGGCCCATCCCTCCGTCATCATGGTGGAAGCAGATCACGGCTATACCGCCAAGGCGCTCTTTGACGAACTCTGCGACATCCTTACCCTTGAAGGTCGCGGAAGCCTTCACGACAAGCTGAACCGCGTAAACCAGAAGCTGAAGGACTCCGGTCGTCTGATCATCATTGACGAAGCAGAACACCTGCCTTACCGTGCCCTGGAACTTATCCGCCGTGTGCATGACAAGGCTGGCGTGGGCATTGCCCTCTGTGGTATGCCCCGCCTCGAAAAGAACGTGCAGGGCGACCGTCAGCACTTCGCACAGCTTAACTCCCGCATTTCCGCCCCTTGCCGTGCAAAGCTCCTGGATAACGCCGATATCAAGGCCTACATCGAAAGCCGTTTCGGCCTGTACGAGGACAATGTGGTGGAACACGCCGCCAAGCTCTGCCGTCGCAACTTCCGTCTGCTTTCCCACCTTGTGCTCTGGAGTACCGAGGTAATGCGCAACAACGCCCGCGACACCCTCGATACAGAAATCCTTGACGCGGCATCCCAGATGCTTGTGGTGGCCCAGTAATGACTACCCCGGCAGACAAGAGGGCCGAGGACTTCAAGAAAATCCACGGCCTTGCAAGACTCCTAGGAATGGATGACGATGCCTACAGGACAATGCTTATGGACCGGTACGGAGTCAATAGTTCCAAGGACCTTTCGCCACAGACCAGGGCAGCACTCATAAGGCTTCTCCGTTCGCAGGTTGCAGGCAAGGCGCGAGGCTTTGCAGACTTAAGCGACCGGGCAAAGCACAAGGCCACACCGGCGCAGCTCAGGGCAATAGAAGCCATGTGGGCCAAAGTCTCCAGGGCAGAAACCTCGGAGGCCCGCAAGAAGGCCCTGAACGCCTTCTGTGAAAGGCTCACTGGAGTGTCCTGCATCCAGTGGATAGGAAAGGCCGACGCAAAGACTCTAATCAAGGCCCTGGTGGCCATGGGGGCGACCCCTCCAGAACAATTCAACAAGAACAAACCCCAAACCGATAGGTAATACTATGGCAAAGAAAGACTCCCAGGGAAATTGGCTCGACGACCGCGGCCAGGCTGTTCCCGAAAAGTACATCCCCGCTATCGACAAGAAGCGCGACGCACTTGTAGAAAGCATCATCAAGAGCGTTGTCAAGCTCTCCGAAAAGATGGCTACCGAAAAGGTGAAGATCGTCGCCTCCATTGACAAGTACCTTGACGAACTTGCCAAGGAAAACAAGGTCAAGGAAAAGTGGAAGGGCAACATCCTTCTCCAGAACTTCGACAAGAGCCTCTGCGTAGAGCGCCGCATTGACGACAACATCGGCTTCGATGAACGCCTGCAGATGGTCAAGACCATCGTGGACAAGTGGGTTGCTGGCCGCCTGAACGGCATCGACGAAAACCTCTCCAAGGTGATTACTCACGCCTTCAACGTGGATAAGCAGGGTCGCGTCAACACCGCCATGCTCCTGAAGCTCCTGCACCTCGAAATTGACGACAACGAATGGAAGAAGGCAATGAAGCTCTTGAAGGAATCCATCATCGTCAAGTCCACCAAGCAGTCCATCAACTTCAAGCGCAAAGTCGTAAAGGACTCCGGCGAAGCCTGGGAAAACATCGTCCTCAACTTCAACGACATTTCCCTGAACATTGAAAAGGAGGACAAGAATGCCTAATCAGGAAACTTACCGCACCCTTGACCTCTTTCGCGACCAGCTTGTTCTTGAAGCCGATTTCCGCTTTGGCTATGCCGTTGTACTCAAGCAGAACCAGGGCAAGCCCCTTGTTCGAGGAGTTGGAAGCACACCTCAGAAAGCCGTCGAGGACCTTGCGAACCAGTGGGAGAAGGGCTAGTGACTAAATCCCAGCTTTTCCCCCTGCTGCTGATCATCCTTGACCTTTTGGCGGCCCTGGTCTATGGAATCGTGGACCACGATGTCCGCAAGGTCATCTATTGGGTGGCGGCGGCAATCCTTTCTATCACAGTGACCTTCTAGGTCTTTCGGGGTTGCAGTGGACACGGCGCGGTAGAGTGGACGCGCACGGCAGGGTTCGAGTCCCTGCACCCCAACTAATCTCCCTGGGCTGGTGGCGGCAAACTCCTTAACACACCACACTACACAACACCGCCGTCGCCAGCCATTTCTTTTTACCCAATCAAATCGCAGGAGCGCAAAATGGTCATCAGTCCGCTTACCTACTATATTAAAATCAGTCCAAACAGGACAATTCCACGCAACCACAAAATCGACACGGTTACCATCCACTGCACCGCCGGTCAGTGCAGCGTCGAGAGCCTGGGCAAGATGTTCGAGAATCCCGAACGCAAGGCCAGCAGCAACTACTGCGTTGACAAGGACGGCTTTATCGGCTGCTATGTGGAAGAATGCGCCCGTGCCTGGAGCAGCAGCAACCGCGACAACGACAACCGTGCAGTAACCATCGAGGTGAGCAGCGACGCGAAGGCCCCCTATGCAGTGAACTCCAAGGCCATGGATAGCCTCATTGAGCTTCTGGTAGATATCTGCAAACGCAACCAGATCAAGCAGCTGCTCTGGAAGGCTGACAAGAGCCTTGTCGGCCAGGTGGATAAGCAGAACATGACGGTACACCGCTGGTTCGCAAACAAGGAGTGCCCCGGTGAATACCTCTACACCCGCATGGGTGACATCGCAGAAAAGGTGAACCAGAGACTCAAAAAGGACCGTATGTCTGTATTGTACGACCGTCTCCACAAGTGCGCCGAAGAAATCAAGGACATCGAAAAGGAACTCAAGGAATTAAGGGAAGAATAATGGAACTTTACGCAAAACCAGTGCAACCCATCTGGGAGAAATACTCCAGGAAGGACGATCTCTACGAACTCCGTAGCAGATACATCGACATTCTAATCAAGAGCCAGAATATTCCGGGCATCATCAAGATCAGAATCGAGGCAGGCTACTTTACCGACTTTAGAAGCGGCAGCAACCTCTTGAATCCCATCATCCCGAAAATCGGCAACCTGCTTATCATGTATGCCTGGCTTGTTCACGACATCAACTACCATGGATTCTTGAGCCGCAAGTATGCAGACCTGCTTCTCCGCGAAATGCTGGAATATGCAGGCATGGGCAAAATCAAGCGCAACGCCGTTTACTATGCGGTAAGGGCCTTTGGAGGAAGCCACTACAACTTCCTCTATGAAGACCAGGGCGAAATCTACAACAAGAACAAGCAACGCGTACAGTTCGAATGGATTGACAGGCGTTACCTGAAGGCCTACACCAACGCAAAGCTCCATGTCACGGAACTTACCCACGACGATTTTTACAACTACCCGGTACTCATCAACAAACAAGGAGGATAAAATTTACCACTACGAAAAAAAGGATGTCGTCATTTTCTTGGCCCTCTGCATCGTCGTTATTCTCGGATCCTGGAAGGCCGCAGAACTCTTCTTTCAGATCGTCCATTGGGTTGGCCTATGAGTAACGACTATGGCGAAGACTGGGAGAAGCTAATCTCTCAAAAAATGAGACCAGCCGCAAAGCTTGTGAACCAGGATCAGCAGAAGAAGGAATCCAAGTCGAAAGCCTTCAATCGCTGGAAGAAGAACAACCCCGAATCCTACAAGGCCTCTCTGGAGAAAAACAAGAAGAATGTCAAAAGGTGGGCTAAGGAACACCCGGAACGCATACGAGAACTGGGCAGAAAGAACGATGCCAAACGCCGTAACACACCGAAACGAAAGGCTTGGGAAAAGGAATACCTTAACCGCCCCGAAGTCAAGGAAAGAAGACGCGAAAGGGACCGTCTAAGAAACCAGACTCCAGAACGCAAGGCATACGAAAGGGAACGGTCAAAAAGGAGAAGGGAAAAGAAAAAACTCGAAAAACTTCAACAAAGGGTTATGCCCTTAGAAAATGAAACAGCCGGGTAACCGGCATTTTTTTAAGGAAAAAGATGAACGTAAAACAGCTAATCGACAAACTGAGTCAATTTCCACCGGAATATGAAGTCCTTGTTGGCGACAGAAATGGCGATTTCATGGACCTTCAGTCCGTTGAAAAGGACGATTATTACCCGGACATTCTTATAAGTTCAGAAAGAAAAATCAAGCGACGCATCTGGAAGCCTGTCGCCACCGAAAAACCGCCCTATAACAAGAGGATACTTGTTAAGACGACCAATGGCTCCATCGTCGAAGACGAACTTATCTGCGTCTGCGATCACGAGTTCTGGATAGAACACTTTTTAAATCCAGAAACAATAGTCTTTTGGACTGAAAAATTCTAGGTAGAATATGGCAGAAATACTCATGAGCATTCACGGCAAGTTTGCCGACCTCATCTTCAGCGGCGAAAAGACCGTTGAGCTCCGCAAGACGGCTCCAGTTTCCTTCGGAAATGGCGAAACAACCGTCTTTCTTTACAACACCGACACCAAGAGCGTTACCGGCAAAATGACCGTAAGCGACATTCGGGAACTTGAACAAATCACGGACAACCTGGCGGAATATGCCTGCCTCTCCGTCGAAGAAATCCAGGAATACAAGGGCGACGGAACTCTTTATGGCTGGTTTATCGAAGAAGCGGAAATCTTCGACGAAAGCCTTCGCCTTAAAGACTTTGACGCAAAAAGAGCGCCTCAATCCTGGCAATATATCAGGAGATAACCACCATGGAACACATCTTGAAAGTCAAGAAAAGGGAATTTGAAGCCCTTCTAAACGGCGAGCTTACCTTTGTGATCTACAAAGTGGACCGTATCTACACAACAGGTGACCGCCTCATCCTCTTTGAGCTGGACAACGGCAAGGAAACAGGCCGAAGCCTCACCGTAAGGATCACCTTCATCTGCCACGCCGAAGACGAAATCGAAGGCATCAAGGACGATTACTGCGTCGTAAGCGTCAAGCGAAGCGGAAAGAACACCCGCACCAACTCCGGGAACAAACCTGCAAGCGAAGCAGAAGCCATCGAATACGCCCTGAGCATCGGACGATCCGAGGACTGCGCCAAGCGATTCTTCAACTACTACGCCATGAGCGGCTGGAAAATGAAGAACGGCATTCCTCTGGCCGATTGGAAAGCAGCCCTCAGGAACTGGAAGGACTTCAGCGCAAGCAAACCCCAGAACACCGAAGAAACCGCCCAGCTAGAACTCCTGCTGCCCTTGCTCCTCAAGAAAACCGCAGACCTGGCAAAGCAAAAAAAAGACCTCACATTTAAAGACCCAGCCATCGGCACCGTCCTCAGCTTCTATGGCTTTGAACGCTTTGAATACCCCTTCAACGCCTTCGAAGTCAAGGAAATGGTCAAGAAATATCAGACATCAAAGAGCCTTGGAACAGGCTGCCCAAACATGAGATCACCCAATCCATACGGCAAAGGAACACTCCAGGTTCCAACCATCGAAGAATACAGCCAGTTACTCAAACGAAAAAAAGAAACTCAAGCCAAGCAACAATAAGAAAAGCCACGGTTCCACCCGTGGCCATTTTGTTGATGGTGTCAGAGATCGGTCTGAACCGAATGGACGTCTACTTCCCAAAAAGAGAATACTCTGTAATCAACATTTCGTCCTTATCACAAAATATACATTAACAAAGCCCAGGTTTCAACCCGGGCTTTTATGTTAAGTTTTCTGCGATTTTTTAACAGACGCAATTCTTTATGTTAAGAAAAACGAAATTTTTTAACATTAAATTTTCTCTCACGAAACCGATTCAAGTAAAAAAGTGTTCCTCTTGAAATTTCCTCACCCCCTAAATTCAACAGACATTCAAAACGCCTAAAACAAACAAAAAAAGCCCATTCAAGGGCTTTTCAGTAAATTTCAATTTCGTGAGAGAAAAATGCACGTCTTAACGCAAATCGGCAAATTTAGCGAAAAAACGGCAAAATTCATCAGCACAAAATTTTCCACCTAAATGAGAGAAATTTCAAGGCAAAAACGGCCAAAACAAACAAAAAAGGCCAATTTACCAAAGCATTTCCTCATGATTCTTTCTC